TGTTTTTAAATATAATGGAACAAAATGGTTAGAAGTAGGAAGAAACACAAATTTAACGGTAAGTTAGGAGAAAAATTATGTGGGCATTAGTACAAGATGGAGCAGTAATAAAAACATTTAATTACGGAAAAGGTTTCGTGTTAAATGGTAATCAGTATTCTGCTGATATATTCATGAAATGGAGTAAAGCTGAAAAAGAAGCTATTGGTATTTATGAAGTCATTGTTGATAAATCAAATTACAAAGATCCTGCTTACTACAATAATAGTAATTCAACTATTGCATTTGCAAATGGTCAAGTTACAGAATCTTGGGGAACTGCAACTCCTAAAAGATTAGAAGATGAAAACGCAGTAGATGAAGATGGCAACCCTGTATTACAAGATGGTGTTCAAGTTATTAACTATGGTTTAAAAACTGAAAAGAAAAAAATAGTTAAACAACAAGCATCTGGTTTATTAGCACCTACTGATTGGTATATTATTAAAGCAAGTGATGTTGCTGATTATACTGTACCTGCAGATATTACAACTTATAGAGCAGCAGTTAGAGCTAAATCAAATGAAATGGAAAGCATGATCAATGCTTGCGGAACTGTTGATGATTTAAAAACATTATATGATTATGTAAATATAGGAACAGAACAAAATCCTGTAATGACAAGACCTTTAGGAGAGTGGCCAGAGGAGGTAATCTAAAGTGCTTATTCTTGGCGGCAATCAATTAGCAGGTGGATATGATGTTGCTAACTCATTAAGGTTTGAAAATACTAGCACAGATGGTTTAACAAGAACAATAAGTTCAAGTGGTAATAGAAGAACTTGGACTTGGAGTGGTTGGGTAAAAAGATCAAAATTAACAAACACTACTGGTGACCCTCAGATTTTATTTAACACAGGAGAAAATACTTTTGGAATATTAGATTATAATACATTGCGTTTTAATACTGATGATACATTTTTAATAGCTGGTGTATATAATGATGGTGCAAATACTGCATATGCTCTAACTACCAATGCTCTTTATAGAGATGTATCAGCTTGGTATCATGTAGTTGTTGCTTTTGATTCAACTCAAGGAACTTCAAGTGATAGAATAAAATTATATGTCAATGGCTCACAAGTTACTTCATTTAGTTCAACAACATATCCCTCTTTAAATTACGATTCTTTTGTTAATTTTGTTACTAGACCATATTATGGAATTGGAGATCGTATAAATAGTAGTGGTCAGCTTTTTGCTGGTTACATGGCAGAAGTAGTTTTTATAGATGGTCAAGCACTAGACCCAACATCATTTGGAGAATTTGATGCTGACACAGGAATATGGAAACCAATATCTGTATCTGGTTTAACCTTTGGCACAAATGGATTTTATTTAGACTTTGAAAACTCTGGTAGTCTAGGTGCAGATGTATCAGGTAATGGAAATAACTTTACTGTAAATAACTTAACTAGCATAGATCAAACTACTGATACACCTACTAATAATTTTTGTACTGCTAATCCATTACATACTGGTAGTGGTAGTGTTTCAAATGCTCCATTATCAGATGGAAATTTAACATTTACAAGCTCACAAGCTGGTTCTCCATATCCATATTATTTTTCAACATTTGCAGCATCACAAGGTAAATGGTATGCAGAGTTTAAAGTTACAACAGCAAATTCTGCTGTAATAGGTATAGGTACTGGAGCAGCAACTGGATTTTTGGGTGCTGGTTTGTATGATTATGCTTATTATTATGATGGAACTTTTTATAATAATGGTGGTAACACAGGCTCACAATCTTCATATACAAATGGAGATATAATTTCAGTTGCTATGGATTTAGATAATAATAAAGTTTATGTAGCAAAAAATAATACTTGGCAACATTCTGGCGACCCATCTGCTGGTACAGGTGGATATACAATTACTGCACCAGCTTCACAAACAGGCAGTACAGCTACAGGAGTTTATCATATTGCTTATGGAGATGCTGGGGGTGGAACACCAGCTATTCAAGGAAACTTCGGCAACCCACCATTCACAATCTCATCAGGAAATAGTGATGGTGATGGCTATGGAAACTTTGAATATGCTGTACCATCAGGATATTATGCACTTAACTCAAAAAACTTAGCGGAGTATGGATAATGGCTTACACAGATATAGACAAACCTTCAGATTATTTTAATACTATCACTTGGACAGGAGATGGTACTACAAAAGATATAACAGGAGTTGGATTTCAACCAGATTTAGTTTGGGCAAAAAAAAGAAGTGCTAGTGGTTATCATGCTTGGTGTGATGTTGTAAGAGGTGGTACAAAAACTATATTTTCTAATGCTAATATTGCTGAAGAAACATCTGCTGTCGATTGGATTTTATCTTTTGCTAGTGATGGATTTGGAGTTAATAGTGCTGGTAATTTAAATCAATCATCTGCAACTTATGTAGCATGGAACTGGTTAGCATCAAACACAACTGCATCAAACACAGATGGAAGTATCACATCAACAGTTTCAGCAAACACTACAAGTGGATTTAGTATTGTGTCTTATACAGGAAATGGTTCTGCTGGTGCAACTATTGGTCATTCTCTTGGAGTAGCACCCTCTATGTTTATAATAAAAAATAGAAGTAGTGGTACTACTGATTGGGCTGTTTATAATAAAAATTTAGGAAGTGGTAATAAATTATTATTAAACTCATCAGCTTCATCAAGTGCATCTTCATATTTTAATTCTACATCTCCAACATCAACAGTATTTAGTGTTAATGATAGTGATACATCAAATGGTTCAGGAAATTCTATGATTGCCTACTGCTTCGCAGAGAAAAAAGGATTTAGTAAGTTTGGCAGTTACACAGGTAATGGAAATGCAGATGGACCATTTATTTATACAGGATTTTCTCCCTCATTCGTTATGCACAAAAGAACTGACACAACAAATAATTGGATAATTCAAGATAACAAAAGAGTTGGTTACAATGCAGATAATCGTATTTTAAAAGCTAATTTAACTGATGCAGAACAAGGTGTACATGAAATGGATTTTGTATCTAATGGTTTTAAAATTAGAACAACAGGTCTTGGTTCAAACGCATCAGGTGGAACATACATTTACATGGCTTTTGCTGAAAATCCTTTTGTTACATCTACAGGAATACCGGCTTGTGCAAGATAACTTGCCATAACACGTAATCTAATGTATTTTAAACTATGCTACAAAAACTTAACTTCAAACCTGGATTTAACAAAATGGTCACGGATTCCGGGGCCGAGTCGCAATGGGTAGATGGAGATTTTGTTAGATTTAGATATGGACTCCCTGAAAAAATAGGTGGCTGGTCTCAGCTTACTAAAAGTAATCAAACTTTACCTGGAGCAGCACGTGCTCAACATGCTTTTGAATCTTTAGCTGGTGAAAAATATATTGCAATAGGTACTTCACAAGGTTTATTTCTTTATTACTCCGATCAATTTTATGACATTACTCCATTAGCTGCCGGTATAACGGGTGCCACTTTTGATGCCACAACAGGTTCTGCAACAGTAACCGTAAATAAAGCATCTCACAATTTAGAAAATGGAAGATATGTAACCTTTTCAACGGTGACTGTACCAACAGGTTCTGGATATAGCGCTACGGATTTTACAGATAATACTTTTGAAATATCTAATGTAACTACAAATACTTTTGATATTATTATGCCAACTAATTCAGCAGGAACTACATCAGGTACCGGATCCGCACAAATTGATCCTTATGTTTTTGTTGGACCTACTATTGAAACTGCAGGTTATGGTTGGGGAACATCTACTTGGAGTGCTGAAACATGGGGTACGCCAAGATCTACTAGTGACGTAATTCTGGATCCAGGCAACTGGAGTCTAGATAACTTTGGACAAATATTAATTGCAACTGTTTTTAATGGTAAGACTTATACATGGAATGCAGGAGCATCTGGAGCTAGAGATATTAGAGCAACGGTTATGGCAGGTGCACCTACAGCAACAAGATTGACACAAGTATCTGATAGAGATCGACATGTGTTTCATTTTGGTACTGAAACAACGATTGGTGATACATCAAGTCAAGATCCAATGTTTATAAGATTTTCAAATCAAGAAGATTATAATACTTATCAACCAACTGCTACTAATACTGCAGGAACATTTAGGTTGGATAAAGGTAATGTTATAGTTGGAGCAGTATCTGGTAAAGATTACACATTAGTATTAACGGATAGTTCTGCATATGTAATTCAATATGTGGGTCCACCATTTACTTTTTCTGTTAAACAAGTAGGTACTAATTGTGGATTGATTGCACAACATGCATTGAGTTATTCTAATGGGGTTGTGTTTTGGATGTCCGGTGAAGGTGGATTCTTTATGTTTGATGGTACCGTTAAAGCCATACCGTGTTTAGTAGAAGATTTTGTATTTACCACAACTGGAGATAATCTAGGAATAAATTATTCTGCAGCAGAAGTTGTTTATGCAGAACATAATACTTTATATAATGAAATTAATTGGTTTTATCCACAAGATGGTTCTATTCAAAACGATCGATGTGTAACTTTTAATTATGGAGAAAACTGTTGGACTACCTCTTCATTAGGAAGATCAAGTTATATTGATCAAGGTGTTTATGATTTACCTTATGCAACTAATTATGTAACTACGGATACTCCTAATTTTCCAATACAAGGAGTAACTAATATATTTGGTGCATCAACTTATTATGCTCATGAAACCGGAACCGATCAAGTCAATAGCAGTGGTACTACTTCTATTAATGCTTATATTCAATCTGGAGACTTTGACATATCAGCAATAAGAGATATCACCGGTCAATCAACAGGAATGGCAGACTTTAGAGGTGATGGAGAATTTATTATGTCTATGAGACGATTTATACCTGATTTTAAAGTATTAACCGGTAACTCAAAAATAACTTTATTATTAAATAATTATCCAAGTGATACTGCGTCTAGTTCACCTTTAGGTCCATTTACAATTACATCATCTACTGATAAAGTAGATACACGAGCAAGAGGAAGACTTCTTGCAATTAAAATTGAAAATGATGGCGTAGGTGAAACCTGGCGTTATGGAACTTTGAGAGTAGATGCAAGACCAGATGGAAGAAGATAATGGCTAGAATAACTTCATACATACCAGAACCAAAAGAAGAATATGATGTTGAAAATCAAAGACAGATTTTAAGATCTATAGATACGATTAAAAATGAATTAAACTTTTCTTATCAAGATGATCTTAGAAAAGAACTAGAAAGATTTACTTGGTTTAATATGAGGTTTGGTTGCTAATATGTCTTGTAATAATGTCAATGTAGAACCAACAGTTATTGGTGGTGGAAATGGATCAAATGCTTATGATGCATTTGGAAGATTAAGAGTTTCTAATCCATTTACTATTTTTGATAGTACAAATGTA